CTCCACCTGAAGGTAATTATCCTTCAAGGGCTGTAGTCGCTACAGCCCTGCATAGCGTTTTGTGTATGACACACGATTCGCTAACGTGCCTAGGTCCTGCGGTTGCTCAGGGTGGTTTTCTAACTCCCTTCGCAATAGTTGGCCCCAGCTCTGTTCGTCGATTTTGAAGTCGACGCCCATCGTACAAGGAAGTTTATAGACTAGGTTACAATACCTGTCTACTCTCCTACGTACGTGGTCCGGAACAGACACCATATGAGCTATAAGAGCTAGTACATCACTTACGTGATTCACTAGGTTCCCAAACTCGTCTAGCTTCCACCGGGTGGTGGTTGCAACAGGCCCGAACCACTCAGTAAAGAGTGATTTAAGGTCCGCGATGTCAGAACCGGATGACAATCTTGCATTGAGCTCGTTAAAGAGCCTGCAAGTTGAATGCCGGCCTAGATTATCATCGGTAGGAAGGTCTTTCGACCTTACGGGTGCAACGGAGATACCTTTATAGTAATCTCCACCACACGACTCCCTGAAATAGGAGTCTGTACTCGTAAAGGACTTGTGCTGGTTGACAATTAAGCCAGAACCAATAAGTGCCTTTTCTACTGTTCCCACAAACTTTGTGGGGACGATAATATCATCGCCATAGACGCTGACTTTTAAGTCAGCGATGGCGTTACGTTTCGCGTTTGCATCCAGCCTCTCTTTAGAGATCTGGTGCGCACACGCGGATGTGACGATTGCCCAAAAGCAAATAGTCTGCACCGGGAAACAGCATGCTGATCCCATAGGCGCAAACTTCGCAAACAATAGGGGCTCCTTCTTACGAAGGTCCCCCACTGCAGGCAAGACAGTACCTAACGACCTACAGGCCGTTAGAGCACTGGACCAGTTATCAGGGAACAGGTATTTAACCAATCCCGCCGATAACCGATCACTTGCTTTTTCGAGGTCGAATGTGGCCCATTTTGAGGGATCAACTGATCCTTCTTGAGCCATTCTTCGGTTCCTACCCTGATCCAACCAGGATATTTGGGTAGCAATCGCGGCGTTTCGTTCTACTGCGTACAAGAGTTGTTTTTCAACAGACTTCTGTATACACATGAACTCCGGAGGCTCAGCGGATATAAACCGCGGGCCCCTAGAGTCTTTCGGAACAAACGCACCTCGAGCGAAGGGCTCGGCTTCCTCTGCCCCAACCATGCGCTGATATTCATCAGCAACGTGGCTAAGGTTGTAGAAGAAGTACTTGTCGTAGGGGAAATACTCCGCGAGACGCGGGATAAATCTCCAGGACGAGTACCGAAGAACAGGGCTTGTCCCGTCTTCGCTGGCCCCCGATCCATGCCTCGGTTTACCCTCGTAGGGGGATACCCCCGCGAGCAAACGTGACACGATTCGACGTGCTCCCCGTAAGATAGTGATTTGGTCAGAGACCGCTTCACGAATCTTGAATGTATCCGGATGGTACAGGTCTCTGTCAGATAACTGACGGATTCCTGCTCTAAAAGCCTTACAGGCTTCCTCGTCACCAAATATAGTGACTTGTTCCGGCGCCATCGGGTCGAGCTCTGCTAATGTAGGATATTGAGACCATGTATTCGCTGGTGGAATGTAATGAAACATCCCTCCAAGGAATTTTGCCAGTTGCCGAGTGGCAACAGGTACATTGTCTGTATCGTACAAGCAGAAGGTTTGACGAAGGTCGGCCTCGGTCTCTTTAAAAGAGTCGAGGACTTCCTCCATCTGGCCTAACGTTGGCTCTACACGAAGCTTGTACCACAGCTCAGTGAGCTGGCGGATACAAGCTACCGCACCTGCCTCATTCCGACGTTCGGTATCCGTGCTAGTGACTTTGATGTTGCCATCATCATCAAACAACACAGCGAACGCCTTGCTAAGGAACAAGGGGTAGGGTTTCCCATCAGTACTAGCCCATCCAGGAAATAAGGAAGGATCGAGTGAGCCTTTTCTAAGGCCCTCGAGTAGTCCTTTCCCAATTCTTGGTAGGGTGGTTGTACAAAATGGCAACCCTTCAGCCCGAATACGTTTTTGGAAGGTCTTTCGATCTTCCGGTAACACGTACTCGGACAGTTGCGACTGTTTATATGTTAGCTGAAGCCACATGGCTTCCAACCGTTTCAAGATAACATTTTTCATAATGTGTTCTTGTTGCGTACGCATATACCATAACAGTCACTTACCCGCTATAAAGCGGTTGAGCGAACCAAGTGAGGACGGGACCGCGCCTATAAAGCGCGGTTACCCCGTCCATTGGTGTAGCTCTAGTCGGCCTTGGGGCTAGCAGCTTTAAGCTGTTTAGCCTTGAGGTAACCAGTCCGTAATCGTTCGTACAATACGAGAAGGATCGCTAGTGTACCCAAAGTCCCCGGGTGGATCTCTCCACCTAGAGGCAATTGGATGCATTCGCTTTCTTGAATCTCGACGGCTTTAGCCGGAACGAACGGCTCGAACAATGGATAAGACGGAAGCGGAGGTACTGATTGCACATTTTCATGTGCGTTGGAACCTTCGCCCATCTTAGTATTCCATTGCGGCGACTTCGTCCCTCACTTGCGTGAGGAGCTTTTCGCACATTTCGAGCACGCGGTCTGATTCAGCAATGGAGTGCGTAGCTTTACGCACAACGGAGATGGATCCTTGAACGAATCCATCATACGTGTCATTGCCAGAATCGTACTGCGGCACCTTAATGGTGACGGTAGACTGGACAAGTCCTGTCTTGGAGGTTCGATGGCGCACGGTAATAACCGGGCGCCCCTCCAGATCTGCTTGAGGCGACGGAGCAATAAGCTCTGTTGCACCAAGCCTGCCTGTGCTGGTCTGTTCAAAGACCACATCGGCAGGAACTGCACCGACGTTCAGTGTAACTGTAGTTGGGATACTCATACTAGCTAATCGGCTGTTGACCAAGACCCTGTAGCAATACAGGTATCAATCTTTGTCAACAATGCCATTTGTTGGTTGTTGGTATTTCATCGCAACTGTACATTTGTACAATATACGAACTAAGACCACCACAGAAACAGCATCACGGGAAACCCATGATGCCGGTGGTAGTACGCTTGCCTCGATCAGACGTCTTCAAAAACGTCAGATCGAGAAGGTTCCTAACCTGTCTCAGGTTCGGAGCCTTAATGGTCGGATAACTGATCGCTCCCACTGGGAGAGGGTCCAGTATCCTCCGGTAACGCGAATATGTCACAAGCCCAGAAACTAATCTAGGTTTTGAGACTTCCACGTTCCAGAATTCGGCCAGGGTGCCTTGAGAATAAATCTCACTGACTACCTCGCATTCGGACTCGAATTTAATCGAGTATCCTTCGCCTACTACCGTAAAGGGAATGGAGATAAACTCCCCCCTAAACTGTTTCAGCCAGTCACCGATCTGGACAAAATAATCCACTAAAAAGGACCAGGGTATTAACTCCCAAACTCCTCTGTGGATATTGTCGAATCCCAAAGCGTCCGCCATAACAAGCGGCATCGCAGGGATCGCGGATAAGTCATACTTGACTTTCCTCCAGGCGGTAACGGTACGGGTTTTGGAAGTATATCTTGTATACTTGTGCTCTCCGATAGTTGATACGAAGACTTCGTCTGCGTCATCAACTGTGGAGCCCTTAACCGCAACGGCATCCAGCCGTTGTAACCTCGATAACTGAGACTGCAAATGCTTCCCTAACTGAGCAAGCTTAGTTAAGTCGCTTACAAGCGGCTTAACGGCGAACTGGTTAAATAGGTCAGCAGCTGCAATGGCTTCTAGCACGTGTCTTGTCGTCTTTACAGAATCGCGAAACCGTTCGAATTTTCTTCGAACTGAATCAATATTCTGTCCAGCCTTCAATTTATCGTGCGTGAACCCTTTCATCACATCATGGGCTATATCGCGGTATTCCGCGAGCTCGCCTAGAAACGATGGAAGGTCGACAGGTGCATCCTGTATGTTATACTGAATAGCATTAGTTGCTCTGATAAGAGCATTGCTATCAGAATCCCATAAGGAACCAGGGTTTTTATACCCTTGTGCACTCTGCCAGCCAGCGGCAACGGACCCTGTGGTTTCACAGTGTCCGAGCTTGTAACTATAGCGCGTCCCCTCCCCGATAAACGCGATGTCGCGTAACGGGAAATCCCACACTTCTTTAGTGTGGTCAACGGGATTGTAAGCGCCAGGGTTGGTATACTCATCGACGATGGACTCTATAGTCCCCATCTTTGATCCGCCAAACCCCGAGATACCGTAAGCATAGTATGGCAAGTTGCCATTCCATGCGTATAGGTTGCCAACCAGTGAGTACCCCGTGTAAGGGAGCACTGTGTGGATGACCCGAGTAACACTCGGATTGCTCGTAGTGACAGTATTGCGTAGTCTAGTTCTCATTTTGAGGCAGTCGCACCCCCACCATGGGGG